TTATTTGGCCTTGTGTTCGGCAACTGCCTGCTCAATGAGCGTCGAGACAAGCTCCGGCACGTCGCCGACGACTTTCTCTGCCAGTTTCGCAAGGTTCGCGCCTTGCGACAACACGGCCTGCACCGCGTCCTGCTTCACCTTGGCCGCGAGCGCGGCATTCCAGACGCCGTTCGCTTTGGCGTCGGCTACGATGGTCTGGTTGAACTGTGCCACGACGCTTTCGGCGATTTGCGCGAGTCCGTCAATGGCGTTCTGCGCGGTCTGCGAGTGGACGTACCGCGGAACCACCTTCGTCGTCAGATACGTCAGCGCGCCGCCGACCGCGAGACCGAATGCGCTCAGCACGTCTTCGAGGATTTGCACTTCCACGCTGGTGATGGGTGCAGCCATACGAATCCCTCCCTAAATGATGAAGGCCCCACGCTGGTCTGCGCAGGGCCGGTTTACACAAATCATCGATTGTTGTGTTACGGTTTACACTTTTTATGACAACCGTAAGGTAAAAAATCGAGAAAAGTGACAACCGTAATTACAGCAGCGCCTTCGCCGCGTTTAGCGCAGACTGAAGTGCATCCACGAGTGCCTGCACCTTGGCCTTGTCAACCGTGACGGTACTGCCCTTATTCGCGAGCGCCAACAGCGCCTCGTACATGGCTTGCGCGGTCTGCGGGCCGTAGATGCCGTCAACCGTGATGCCATGCTGAAGCTGGAACGACTTGACCGCCGCTTGCGTTGCCGGACCGAAGACACCGTCTACAGCGAGATGGAGGCCAAGGACTTTGTTCAGGTCCTCCTGCAATTGCTTCACCGCAGGCCCCGTGCTCCCAAGCTGGAGAATCGTCACGGTGTCACCTCCGTTGTTCGGTGATGGCGATGGCGACGGGCTAGGTGCGGGTGTCGCAGACGGTGCCCAGAATCCGGGGTCTGCGTACACGTCGTTCACGTCCACCTGCACGCCACCGACAACGACGTCATAAGTGTGCTGGTACATTGACTTCTGCGCGTTCGTTTGGCCGTTGCTCCACGCGCTCGTCTGCCAGTACCAGAGCTTGTCGCCGTAGGTGTTGTATAGCGCGTCGATGACAATCACGTCGCCATACGCACCGACCTTGTAATCCGTTACCTTGCTCAGCAGGACGCCAAAGTACGCGATGATGGCGTCCATGTCTGCGATGGCGGCGTCATAATCGACCGTGAAGGCGATAGCCGTGCCCTTGGGCGCGCCGAGGGCCTGTGCGAAAGCCACCGCCGCCGCTGCGTCAACCTGAGCCTGCGACGTCGTAAAGTAACCCGAGTACGTCGGGTCACTCTCCCATATGAGGCCGAGTTTCAGGCCGCTCGAACGGATAGCCGACACCTCATCGGCGGTGATGGACTTTGACCAATTCCCGAGATACCGCATGACAGCCTTGTACCCGGCGTCATAGATGGCTTTGGCCGTGGTTGCCGTGAGCCTCGTCGCGCAGTCCACGGCTTGATACAAGATTTTGTTCGATGGTTGCGGTGTCGGTTTAGGTGTAGGCTTAGGCGTCGGTTGAGGCGACGGTGTCGGAGTAGGCTGCGGAGTTGGATTAGGAGTCGGTATAGGTGTAGGCGTTGGTGCGGGCTGCGGTTGCGCCTGCTCCACGGTGATGGTCGTGCTGGCCGTTAGGTTCGCCCACGACGCAGTGAAGGTGTAGGTCCCCGGATTCGATGCCGACCACGGGAAGCCGTTCCATCCGTCGAACGAGATGGGGATGGACGATGGCTGTTCGCCGTTGATGGCGATGTCCACGTACTGGTTGAGCAACGTCTGACCGTTATTCGTGAGGCTCACGCCAATGCCGATGGTCTCATTCGTGCTGAATGTGGACTTAACATCACCGTTCTCGTCGGTGGCGCGAATCTGGAGGGACAAGTTCGGCTGGACAGGTTGTGTCGGCTTTTGCGGGATGTCCATGACAGCGGCGTCGAGCATATAGTTCTTCAGGAACGCCTCGCTGAAGTACGCGAATCCGTTGTTCCCGTAGTTCGGACCCCACGAGTTCTGGAACTTGTACAGGTAGCCATACGTCGGGTCCGGCTGATACCCGACCACGAGGATTTCGTGACCGACGCCCTGCTCCACGGTGCCACCATCCACCACGTACAGGCCGTTGTACACGGTGGGCTGATAGAGAGCGCTCGTAACTTGGATAGCAATACCGACAGGCTTTCCACTATCGAGTGTCGCACGCAACGAGGCGGTTGTCGGGCTGATGACCGTGCAGGACGACGCCTGCATCACGACATCCGACCATTGAGGCTGGACGTAGAGCGTGTTTTCGCTGAGCGGGTCCACGCTCGACGGAACTACACCCCAGACCATCGCACCCGTTGCAACGGCATCGAAGGTCGAGCCTTTGTCTTGCGTCAAGTCGCCCGTGATGAGACGGCCCCAGTAGTACAGGCCATTGACCGATGGGTCCACGGGTTGCGGATAGACGTACTTGTTCTGCAACCACCAGATGTAGTCGCGCACGGTGCAGGCCGTGCAGGAGCCTTCCGCAAGCTGGTTGATGACAGGGCCGCAGTATTGCGACAGGTCCACGCCATTGCCGGATGACACGGGTTGCCCCGTGACTACAATGAGCTTCTGGCGTCGCTTGATGCGCTTGATGTAGTCGTCCGTTAATCGAAACGTATTGTACTTGAGTGCCGCTTCAGGCATGATGCGCCTGCGCCTCCTTCATGATGAGCTTGCCGTCGTCGCCGAGTTCCGCTTGGCCGCTTACGAGCAGTCGCCACTCCTCATCCGTGAGCAGGATGTCCACGCCGTCTTTCGCTACGAGGTCAGACAACCACTCCGGTGCCGTGGAGTGATGGATACCGACATGGCCGTCTCGGTGATGGCGTTCACAGAGCACGATGAGGTTGCGGATGTCGTCAGGCGACTCGAATGGTTGCCCCTTCATCTGCGCTGAGAATCCGTAGGCATCAAAAAAGCCGTTGTCCAGCAGGTATTGCACCTTCGCTGGGTCAACGGCATTCCATGCGGCCCACTCCACGAGCCAGTGATGGACTTCGCGGTTTTGATATGCCTGCGGCGGAGGATGATTCGGATACGCCTTCATCGCGCACTTGAAGCACGGGAGGTTGAGTTCGTGGACGAGCTTGTGCTTGTTCGCGCGGAACAGTTCACTTTCTGTCCGCTGCGAGTGCTCCGGGAACACGACGTATTCCGTGACCTTTTCCGTCTGCTCATGTTCCTCCACGACGCGCTTATCGCTCATGCGCACGCCTCCCAAGCTCATGATGGATGGATTTGATTTCGGCAAGTTCGGCAGTCTGGCTTTCGTTCATGCGGCGAATCTCCGTCAGTTCCGTCATGACTGCATCGTGGATTTCACGCAGAACGCCCTCCACACGGTCGCCCTGCTTTTGCGACGTTCTGTTGATGACCACGAGTGATACGCCTTGAAACCAAACGGAGATGATGGCGAGCAACCAATCTTCAAGCGAGCGCGGGTGTTGGATGAGGATGGCCGTCCAAATGAGCACGTTCAAAATCCAGAACAGCCACATGTTCGAGAGGGCGTTGGTGAGGATGTTTGCGATTCGGTCGTTCCACTCGTTCACCTTGTTCACTTCCCACCACCCGAAATCCACTGGTGCAAATACTCGAACCCCAGAATAAACAGTCCCACAAGCGTCCCGACTGCGCCTGTGAGCCATGACCGCCAATGCGTGAGCTTATCCACCTTGCGGACAAGCTCCTCGTGTTCTTCCCTCGTCACGAACTTGTCCATCGTCCTGTCCTGCCTTTTGAGGTGATCCGATATATCCTCGATTTTGTCCTTGATTTCAACCAAGGTCGCCTTAATCCACTCGTTGTCCGTCTCCAGAGAAGCGAGCTTTGCTTCGTTCTCGCCCATTCGGATCACCCCTTGCCAACAACTTCGATATGGATGCGCGGGTCAAGCGCAAGCGTCGATGGCGTCTCGTCGTTGACCACAATTCCCGCCTGCCTCAGCGCCCATCCCACATACGTTGAGCAGTACCGCGTCTTGTGCTCCTCGTACTTTTTCGAGTAGCCCGTGATAGCCTTGACCGCCAGCCAGAAGATACCCACCCAGTCATACGGATAGCCATTCTCCTGCGTGAGCGCGCGCAGGAATTGCTGGCGCTGGTCATACGTCATGCCGACCACATGGCCGATGTCGTACTCGCCCGCATACGCGCCGATTCGCCCCGTTCCTGACACGCGCAGACCCTGGGCCTCCGCGATGTTGTTTCCTCCGAGATAGACTGCGACGTGCGTGTAGAGGCGAGCAAGCGGAAGTTTCTCCTCGCGGTTGATTAGGAGCTCGCCCAGTTTGATGGCGTCTGCAATCGGGTCCCACCAACGCCCGCGTACAAAGATGAGGTCGCCCGGCTCCAGCATTAGGCCACCTTCTTGCCCTCAACCAAGTCGTCGATGACATATGCCTCGCTCACGAAATCCTGCCAGTATTCAAAGGGCATCCAGAAGTAGCCGCCGATGCCCCAGTCAGCGCCCCACGAGTTGCGAATCAAGAACAGGCGTTTACCGACGTCCATCCCGACTGCCACCATCGCATGACCACCGATGGGCTGCTCATACGGAGCAGGCATGGAAAGATAGCCCGTCTCCGCCGTGACTTCGGATTCGAGCTCGGAGAACACCGCTGCGCCGAACAGGATGGGCATGTCGTTCGACAGTGCGTCCATGGCGTAGTCCACAAGGCGAGAGAGCGGCAAGCGACGGACGAGGTGAAGTGCAGTTGCGAGCCTGGGATGAAGTCTTGTTCAGGCGGTTGATTCGCAAAGTTGGCGGGATTGTACGGGTCGTCTTCCTCTGGCATTACACCGTACTTCGCGAGTACTTGAACTGCGTCCCAGATGGTCGCGCCGGAGTCCTGGGAGATGGTGCCCTCCAGTTTGCGTTCCTCATAGTACTGAGCCAGTTCGCTGTACTCGATCCACTTGTGCCCGTGCTTAACTCGCCACGCGGCGTACCAGGCCGTCGAAGCAAAAGCCGAGCATGCGCCGAGGTCGCCTTGGAAGTAGACAGGTCCGAAATACTTCCGCAGGTCCACTTCGACTTTTCCGTTCCCATGCGGCTGATAGTACGGCACGGTTGCGGTTTGGAGGTAACGGTACTTCGGCATGTTGGCACTCTCCTTTCAAGCATGAAAAAAAGCGCCCCGTGAAGGAGCGCTGAGGAAATGGGATATGCGGTTATTCGAGTCCTGGAATCGTCTCAAGGTCTTGCGCGTAACTCTCGTAAGCCTTGAATGTACTCGATAGGCCAGCGAGATAATCTGCGTACTGCAATTGTTTAGTGCCACCAGATGGATAGGCATTGTTGAGTGTCGTGTACAGGTTTGGAAGAGCGTTGGCCTTTATGTCGTTATAGGCATTCTGCTGATTGGAGTTCAATGTCGGATTCACCGCCGGGAATAGCACGTTGAACACAGCATCGGTCAGCAGACTGATGACCGTTCCGATGTCGGCCAGATAAGTTTCGAGAGAGCCTGCGGAAAGTGAATAGTACGCCGCAAGAAAACTCTTTGACCCAGGGCCGACAGGCGCAATCATCGGTGAACTCGAACCGGATGGCGTGAACACTTGGATTCCGATGGGCAACGGTTGCGCTCCGCCAATCGTCGTGGACGCCCCAACACACCCCGTCGCAGATACGGACACAGGCACTGCACACGATGCGAGCGATGGGTGCAACTGCACCGTGATACTGGCTTGGTTGTTGCTGAGCGTTGCTGTCTGTGTCCATGATCCGATGGTGAAGGTGACGCTCGATGGCGGCGTGGATGGCGGATTGTTGAGGGTGGCGGTGATGATAAATTCGCTGTTGGACACCGATGTCGTGACCGTGAAGTGTGGCTGGAGAACGAATTCTCCATTTTGATACACGTATAAATTGGGCTGCATCAAAACTTCTTTTGGAACCTGGCTATCATCAAAAGTGGTGGTTGCCCATGAGGGTTCTTGGCTACCATCAGGCACTTGTAATATTTGTTTGACTGAACCCATTGAATCAATATCCATAAATATCATTAAAACACCACCCCGTATACAGTGAATCCCGCACCGCCACCATAATACTGAGTAGAGTTTGTGCTAAATGTAAGTGTAAGAGACCCACTACCCAATGATATTCCAGATAAATATGCAGTAGCTCCTGAACCATAGTTGTATATTAAAGGTGAATTACCAGATGAATATGTTATTGAATAAAAAAATATGGTTGATTGATTCGCATAAAAACTCAATATAGCAGCAGATGATGAAGACGGAAGCCCTCCTAAAGAGATTGATACTGAGGACCCGTTGCTTATTGCTGGTGTGCTCGTTGTCCAGCTAAACTTATACAAACCGACCCCATTTATCTTCCCCGCCACCGTCATGTTGCCGGAGCCGTCTACACCAAATAGTTTCGCGAACGTTGGGTATGACGAGACATTTGTGTTGTAGACGTTGAGGCCGCCTTGACCACCTTGGGCGAAAATGAATATGTCGCCTTCGCCCTGACCCTGTGTATAGTTCCATCCAAAGTAGATGCCAGCAGACGAAGCACCCAAACCACCTTGTGGGTAGGAAGTTGCGTTCCAATTCGTACCCAACCAATACTCACCTAGTACGGATCCAACAAACTGTACCGGCTGATGCACCGTCTGCGGATTCGGTGCATTTGCGTCAGTGCGCAGATAACTCATGCCAACCCACGTACCAGGCGTACCACCAGACTGACATACCCACACCACAAGGTTGCTCAGGTCAAGTACTACGTCACCTGTCTGATAGGTTCCGGTTGTGGGCGGCCCTCCGTTGATAGTGCCAACGAATCGGAGACTACCGAGGCCGTTGATGCCGCCTGCTTTGAGGGCTGGGGCTATATATTGACTCCCCGTCGTATTGCTCGTAGGTGCCGTCTGACCGAGGCTCGCGTCGGGTGTATTGTCTAGGTAAGTCGTCGTGCTGTTGTCCTGTATCGTCGTCACGAGCATGTAGTTGTTCGTGTTCGCGGTATTCGACGACGGCATGGCGGTCGACGTGGACGATGGCGGCTTGGTGATGGTCACGGTGAGGGTCGAACCACTCACCGAGGCCGATACGCCCGACGAGTTTCCGCCCACATACGTGACGGTGCCCGAACTGCTGATCTGCGCGTACTGGCCCTCGCCACCGCTCGACGTACCCATCCCGATGAGGATACCCGTGGCACCACTCGGCAGCGTAACCGAGAACGTGATGGCGTAGGCGTTCGCGGTCGAGATGGTGATGCTCGCCTCCGATGCGCCGGGTGTGGTTGTGCCCTGTGCGTTCATGAGTGCGTAGTTGACGTAGTACGTCGTGGCCGCGAGCGTCGAACTGGAGTTGGAGATGGTCGAGAGGCTTAAGGCTGTGCTCGGGTTCGGTAGCGCAGGTGAGCGATAGATACGACGTGCGATGACGGTAGAAGGCCCGGTCGGAATGTTGCTCACAAGGATAGCTTGATTGTTTGCCGTCACCGCCGCGCTAATTGGTCCAAGCGTCGTCTCGCCCGTGATGTTCATCGTGCCTTGGGACGTGATGACGCCCGTCACAAACGTGACTGCGTACCATTCGGTGTTGTTGATGTTTCCTGAACCTGCTGAACCTTGAGCAGCAACAGTCGGTGCGGTGGATGGCGCTGGTGCAGGTTGCGCCAGTTGCATGGTGCCGATGTCCACGGTTCCGGATAGAGCACCCACCAGTTGATTGATGTCGGATGCGTGCGGCAATGCACCTTTCGGGATGTTGTAGAGTGAGTTACTCATTTGCTACCACCTTCCCTTGCTCTTACACCGCCTGCAAATACACCGTCCACTGAATCACAAGCTGCTCGCCTTGGCCCTTCGTCACCGCCTGCGGAAACGTCACGTGGCCCCATAGATTCCCGCTGAAGAGCACTACCTGCGTCCCCGACGCATGCGCGTACTGGAGACCGTTCTGGAGCGTCAGCGTTGTCGCACCTGCGGATACCGTCTGCGCGATGCTCGCGTACTCCGGATTCGTGCTGTCGTTGATGTAGAGTGTGTTGTACTGGCCGGGGACCGTCGAGCCGTACAGTGCTGGCGTGCCATTCGCCAGCGTGATGGACTTAGCGCCTGCTGTGACCGCACTCGCGAGCGTTGTCGTCGTCACGTTGGCGTCCCAAAGCCCCGCCTCGGTGTAGGTGCCGCTTGGGTCCGTCGTCTGGTACGCAACCGTCATCTGCGCCGCAAAGCCCTGGAACTGGCTCGAATACGAGAACGCCCGGCGTGTGTTGTAGACCTCCGCGAACATCGCGAGGTCGGTATGGCTTGCTGTGCCTGTCCCTGTCCCAAGCGAGATGTAGAGCGGCCTGCTGGTGAGCACCGCCCCCGACTCCTGATTCGGCGGGGTCAGGATGAGTTGAGCCAGCACCGCGCGCGCCCAGTCGGTTGCGGTGTTGTGATACGTCTCATCGGACAGCACGCGACCATGCGCGTCCATGCGAATGACGCGGACCTCGCCCTTGATGCCAAGGCCGCTCCTGCTCGCTCCACTCATCCGACCACCACCTCCGAGAGTTGCACAGGCGCTGATGTTGCGGGCGCAGGTGCCATGCTGGTCAAGTCATACTGACCTCCGTAGTCCCAGTTCCACGGCGCGACTGTGTACCACCAGATGCCATTCACCTGTGGGGATTGCCCGCTGCTGTTTGACGTGACGCTCACCTGAAGCTGCACGTTTTGGCTCGTGATTTGCGAGCCAGGTATCACCCACCACGAGTACCGCATGTCGTCCTCTGTCGTGACCGTGGTCCATACGGGGTTGATGTACCCACTCGTCTGCCACTGCGTGCCGATGAGCGGGTTGTACGCACCGTTCTCGATGATGTTGCCCGAGTTGTCCTGGATGGAGAGCACAACGCCCGTAGGACTTGCCGTTGCGCCCTGGTTGATGCACGAGACGGAAACGAGGTGCCAGCCTTCGGTGAGGGTCACGGTATTCGACACTGGGAGCGATACGGATGCGCTCGTGATGACCGTAGCGCCGTCGATGAACAGGTTCGCGTAGCTATCGCCCCCAAGATACACGGTGTACGTTCCGTTCGCGGGAAACCACACCCACTTTCGCAGTAGCCACTCTCCAACAGGTGCAGACGATGCAGCGCCTGTGACCGGTGCCATCCACACGGCTGTCTGGTCAGGCCATGCCGTCGCAGGCTTTGGCATGACGTTGGATTGAACCTGTCCCAAAGGAACTGCCTGGGACCACGTAAACAGGTCCGGCGCATACACAAGCGTCTGCGCCGGGTCCAAGCGCGTGACGGGTGTCATTGAACCGCTTCCGACTGCCGCCGATAGCGATACCTCGGTGTTTGGTGGCTTCTGTGCGTCCATTCGCAGGACCCAGCACGAACCGTAGGGCTCCGTGAGCGAATACGCCCCCGGCCCGTTCGTCGCCACGTACTCGCCCCATCCGTAGGGATACCCAAGTTGCACCAGGGATGCTTGCACCTCGTCCTGCATGTTCACGGTGTCGTAGGGCATGCCGAACTGTACAAGCACCTGATTCGACGGTAATCCAGATGGATAGGCGCGGTTGAGCGTGGACTGCATGATCTGATAGAGGACACTATCATGCAGAGGCATGACAGCACCTCCTTTCAAATCTCAAACGGAATCGACGAGAAGTTGACCGTGGTCTCAAACAACCAGTCCTGACCCGGAGCGGCCTGCACAATCTTGCGCTGGATGCGCGTCACGTAGAACGTCTTCCCGTCGTAGTCCCCCTGCATGCGCCGCTGTGACCTGAAAGTGAAGTACTGACCCACGCGCCAACCGCCGATGTAGGAGCGGAATTGGCCCTGGATGATGGGCATGGCGTACTTGTTGAGTGTCATCTGCGCGCGCTCCTGTGCCAGTGTCGGGAGTTCCGCGGACAGCGACGGGTCCATGCGGTTGTACATGTAGATGCCATCCGTCCCGTCGATGGACGCCATGTACGCCTGGGACTGCGGGTCGGATACGCCCACCACGGTCTGGGTCATCGGATAATACGTGACCTTGATGACCGCGCCGTTCGCCGGAGCCGTCCCGAACCGAATCGTCTGCTGCGAGAAGTTGACGTACACGGTGTTCGGTTGCGAGGGTCCGCCCGGCGTTCCGTCGATGAGGTCGAGCGCAATCTGCTGCTGTACGCCGTTCACGCTCACCGTGATGTTGCTCACGTCGTTCGGCGGCTGATACCCGAGCGTGAATACCGTCGTGTTCCCGTCTCCCGTGAAGCTCTCCGTGTACAGTTGCTGTTGCGCGACGTAGATGCCCGTGATGTACACGACGTTCTTGATTTGGCTCGTGTCCTCGCTCAACTGGAGGTCTACCCACTCCGCGACCTGCTGCGGCGCGAGCGCAGGGTTCTCGATGAGGTCGTCTGCGTTCAGCGTGTTGTTCGTCAATGGCGACGTGAAGTATTCGGTCTGGTAGAAGTTCACGTCGCGGTAGAAGTCGATGTACCATCCCCATCCGGTCATGTCCGCAAGCTGCGAGATGACTTGCGACGGCGGGATGTAGACGAACTGCAGGATGGGGAGCGGAATCTGCGGGAACTGCTGGACGTTGTTCGTCGTGAACGTGCGCGTGTTGCCTGGCGTGTTGACGTATTGTTGGACGATTTGCTGGATGAGTTGCTGGACGGTGATGCCCTCGCTGTACGTCGAATTCACCAAGTGGCGGTCGAACCACTGCGTGTAGTCGGAGCAGTTGCAGTGGTAGACCATCAGGTTCGGTTCCAGTTCCTCTTCCTCCGGGTTCTGCAGGATACCGCCGAACTCCCGCGTGCCATCGGCGTTCAGGAACACGACCTCTTGCCCGGCTCTTGGCCTCGCAATCGGCCAGTACCATGTGCCGTTCTGGTACGTGCCGCGGATGTAGACGTCGAACCGGGCCGTGGTCTGTTGCACGCCGATGTCCTGGTCAATCTCGACGGAATCAAGCTCCACCCACCATGCACCGTACTGGTTCGTTCCGCCGATGTACGAGACGCCTTCGATTTGGATGTCTACGCCCATTCAGCCATCACGTCCAGTCGAAGTTCGCTCGCCGCTTGAGGTTCTGCACAAGCTCATTCGCCACCACCTGCGCGAGTTTTCGAGCTGTCGCGGAGTCCGTCAACTGCGGACCGTTCACGTTGACGTTGATGGTCATGGAGCCACCTCCGCCGCCTCCGCCTAAACCACCAAGTGAACCGATAGCGCCAGGATTGATGGGATACTGGTTCAGCGGCAAGACAACCTCCGGTCCTGCCTCACCAATGAGTGCAAGCGTCGGAGACGTCACAAGACCACCAGATGCCATCTTCGGCACATTCACTTTTGATGCGGACTTTCCACTGGACGCCGAAGATGCCGCAGCCGCTGCCGCCGTATAAGCCGCGGACTGGGCTTGCGCGATGAGTTGTGCAATCTCCTGCTGCACCCTTTGGACCCACTCGGCGAAGATGGTCTCCGTCGCCGAACTCCAGTTTTCAAGCGCCTTCTCAACCGTGCTCGCCCACTTGGTCAGTGTCGATGTGAGCGAGTTCAGAGCCTTGGACCACGCGCCCTCGACTTGCGTAGCCCACGTGCTGATTTGCTTCTCCGTGTCGGTCGCCCACGCCTTGAACTGCGTCACTTGGTTGCTCGACCACGTTTTCAGGGTCGTCTCCGACTGTGACGTGGCCTGCGTCATGTACTTTGAGGCCGTCGTCGATGTCGTACCCGTGTTCTGCACACTCTTGGCATACGTATCGAGCGATTTCTGCGCAGTCGAGGCCGCTTCGGAGACCTTCTTCGTTTCCTCCGATGTGGTCGATTTCTTCGAAGTGGTCTTTTCAGACGACGGCAGTTCCGATGTCGTGAACGGCCCGTAGATGAGATGCGTGCCAGTCGAGGATGCGAACGCACGGTAGATGGCTTCGGCGTAGTTTTCGCGATTCGCTAAGGCGGCTCCAGAACCCGCTTTTTCGTAGTTCTCCTCGAAGTAGACCGCAGCTTGTGCGGGATTCATGGAATTCAGTTTTGAGATGTTGACGTACTGGCCGGATTGAATCTCGGACCACAGGAACCCAAGCTGAGCGGCAAGATTGCTCGCGGACGTGTGATTCTTGCTCGCATACTGCACGAGTTCGGTGTACCGCGGCCCAAGCCACTGTGCGATGCCAAACGCGCCGCTCGATGGATTGACCGCCGTCGGGTTTAGACTCGACTCCTGCATGAGATTGCCCATGACGCCTGCGGCTGCGCTTGCCGTCAGACCTTGTGACCGCAGATAGTTCCATATTTCCTGTGCGGTCGAGTTGCCCTTCAAGTTTGGGAGTGGGACATTCGACGAACTCCCACCGCCTCCAAACAGATGCCCGAAGAACCCACTGACGGACTTCCACAGGTTCGATGCCCAGTTCGACAAACTTTGCGTGAAACTGTCGAAGTCCGACGAAACGGCTCCCCAAAGGTTGCTGGCCCAAGACTGTAGGTTGGCTGTCCACGAACTGAAATCCTTCGACACGTCACCCCAGAGGCCCGCGGCCCATGCGCCAAGGTTCTTTGACCACGCGAGGAAGTGCTGTGAAACGTCTCCCCACAGGCTTGCAGCCCACTGTTCAAGATGCTGAGCCCATGCGGAGAACTGTTGAATGGTGCTGTTGACCCACGAAAGAATGCTCTGCGATGTGCTGTTTACCCAGTTGGACAAATTCGTAACCGTTTGGCTGACCCACGAAGATATGCTCTGTCCTGTAGAGGATGCCCACCGCAGTAGGTCTTGCGTGTGGACGCTCACCCAATTCGCAATCTGATTGCCCGTGGTGGACGCCCACTGTGCAATCTCTTGGACTCTCGACGATACCCATGATGCGAATTCCGAAGCAGTACGGTTCACCCACGAACTGATGGAAGACCACGTTTCGCTGGACCATTCGCCAATGGCATTCCACGTGCGCCCAGACCAATCCGAAATGGTTTGCCATGTCTGGGATGACCATGTGGCAATGTTTGTCAACGTCCTACCCGACCAGTCGGAGATGGCGTTCCATGTTCGTTCAGACCAATCCGCGAAGGACGACCATGTGCGCTGCGCCCAGTCTCCGATAGCGCCAACCGTCTGGGACACCCACTGGGACACTGCTTGCCAAGCTTTGTCCATGGCCGGGCCTATCTGCTTCCAGTGGTCAACAAGCTCATAGATGCCGATACCAAGTGCAGCAATGGCGGCAATGACTGCCTCAATGGGTGCACCTATGGCCCCGAGCGCAGCAGCCAATGCGCCGCCAATGGCCTCCGCCACATCCACCAGTGGACCCATCACGGCACCGAGACCGTCCATGAGTGACCCAAACAGCGCTCCGATTCGACTGAGTGGTGCGGCCAGCGATGAGAGAATGCTCCCCAGGCGGCTGAATAGGCTCACGGATTGCGCCGCTCCGGCCATGGCCGTTTCGGCACCCGTCGCCGCCTCTCCGCCGAGGACCACGGCGCCTTCTTCGCCGCCACGACTCAGCAGGTTGAAGATGCCGCGACCGGCCTTACCGACCAGTTTGCCGACGGTCATACCCTTTCCAACTTCGCCGATGAGTCCAGCACCAGACATGACGTCTGCCGCGAACGCCGCGGCTTTGAGCGCCGCAATCGCGCCGAGAATGGCCGCAGGCAGTGCACCAAGGTCTTTGACCACAGCCAGCACGATATTCCCCATCGCCTGGAACGGGTTCTTCGACTGCGTGATGGCCGTTGCCATGTCCGTGAGTGCCTTCGTGATTTTCTCCACAAGCGGCGCGAGGGCGAGGGCAAGCTGCGTGAACGCCAGCGAGAGTTTCTGCAGGCTCGCTTGCAGCGTAAGGTTCTGCTGGACCGCCGCATTCAACTGCTGCGGCGTCATGTTCATGTCGATGCCCGAGGTCTGTTGCTGGAGCGTACTCCAGTTCTGGAGCATCGGCGCAAGCTGGCTCGTGCCTGTGAGGTTGAGCAGTTCAGCCGCCTGCTGTCCGCGTCCCTGCGACAGCAATTGCCGATAGCGGACGCCGATGGTGTTCAGGAGCATCCACGGGCTTGTCGTGAGGTCTTGACGGTTAATACCCAGGCTCTCCAGCAAGATGGCCTGCTGAGACAGCGCGCCCGAGCCGACTTCGGGCGTGAACATCTTCTGCAGGTTGCCCTCGAGGTTCTGCAAGAACTGAACACCGCTTGTCCCCGTCATGCCCATGCTGGCGAGCATCGCATAGGACTGCGCGGCTTCGTTCACCGTCTGGTTGTTCAATTGCATCATCTCTTGGATGGCCTGCAGGTTATTCGTGCTGTTCGCGATGGACTGGATACCGTAGTACCCCATCATCGCGTTCATGCCCCATGTGAGCGTCCGCATCGGCAACTCGCTCAGACCACGATTGAGTTCGCTCACATTCTGCGCCCACGCGGGAATGGGCAGTTCTTCAGGCGTGGCCGCCCTTGCTGGCGTCTCCTCCTGCGCTTGTGACGTGCTTGCCTGCGCCTGTTGCGCCTGCCACTGCGCGTACTTCTGGAACTGCTCGTAGAACGCGGCTGGCGCTTGGAGGTCGCGGGCTTCTGGACTAGTCGCACCCCACCCCAGATACGACTCCATCGCGGCCTGATAGTCTTCGCGCAGTGCCTCGGGGATTTGCCCCTCTTGCAATCCAAGGAACCACTTCTCGGCCTCTTGAGGCGTGAGATTCGGCAGGTTAGCCGCCATGGCCGCGCTGCGCCTTCTGCTAGAAGAAGACGACACGCCCGTCATCGCGCGCGTGATTTCCGCGAGGGCGCTGGACTTCGCCATGTCTGTAATGTCTCGGAGTTCCGCGGCAATGGCGCTCAACTCCGACTGCACACCAGACAGCGCGTCCGACCAGTTCACGAACAGGTCTGTGTTTGCGAGATCACGAACGGACGCGACAGACTCCTGCACGTCCTGGAGTTCGGCATCCGTTGTCTCTGCGCCTTCAGTCCACTTGCTGAATGGGTTTGTGGTGTCCTTGGCTTCGTCGTTCAGGGCCTGAAGCGTGTCCTTGAGCGTGTTGCCAGCATCTTGCGCCGCCTTCATGTCGTCTGTGAGGTCCTTGAACCCTTTCGCCATCTCCAGAACGGCTTCCATGGGTCCTTGCAGGCCCTCGAGGTCGTTGGACAGCGTGCGCACGGAATCGGACAGGCTATTTACTGCGTCTACCAAGGCTTCGGCAGAATCCTGGAGCGCGGCTAGAGGGTCGAGGTCCTCAAGAGCGGCAAGAGACTTCTTGAGTGCGTCCAAGGATGCTGCAAGTTCCCTGAGTACGTCACTCGCGTTATCATCCGTGGCCGTAATGTACATTCCCAAATCCCATCGAGCTTCAGCCACGTTTACTCACCACCCTTTCGCCGCGCTCGTTCTGCCAGTCTCTCACGCGCAATGGCCTCAGCTGACAAATAGATGAGCCACCTCTGCACCGTCTCGCCGTCAATCTCCTCGAGTTCGCGTGGGGTTAGGCCCATCTCCCGGCACAGTCGGAACTCGTTGTACTCGCGAACCATCGCTTGCAGCGCTTGATTCTCCTGCGCCTGCTCCGTCTGTAGGTCCAGTTTCCCCGTCAGGATGTCGACGAGGCGGTCCCGGAGTTTGGGTCGATGTTCACGCCCGCGAGGATGTCACGGACCTTGTTGAGGATGCGGACGATGATGCGCCCGTCCACCATGTCGATTTGCTCCTGCGACGCCTGCGACGGAATCGGGACCGCACGCCCGTCCTCGTCCTGCACGTTCCAGTCCGACACCATGTGTGAGAGCATCGCCGCCGACAGCGTGTCTTGCTCGTCCGGCGACAAGTCCTCACGCCCCGCATATCGTGCGACCTTTTTCATCAGTCCCCAAGGCGCACGGTCTCGAATCGTTGCATAGGCTCCTGGTTGCAGGTCACTCAGGTCAATGTGCATGCTATCCCTCCATTAGCTTGCGGCCGTCGTCGTATACGCCGTGCTCACGCTGTTGATGAGTTTCGCCACCATGACCGACCCGTCCGTGGCGTTGTAGATGGCGCTACCCGAGAGCGACACGCTCACGTACTCGTCGCCGCGGTCAATGGTCGGCTTGGTGAACTGCACGGCGCTCGACTGGAAGACCAGCTGCGCGTTGGTTCCTGGTTGCGTGATGGTCAGGATGACAGGCACGGTCCCCTGCGTCAACGCCAGCACGTACTCCGTATCCGCGGTCATGTAGAACTCCAGTTCCCATGTCGCGCCGAACGGGCCAACGAAGATGTCCCACGGCTTCTGGCTGTTTTGCGCCGAGAAGAGCGGATTCGAACCCTTGCGCTCAAGGTCAATCGACACCGACCTGAGCGTCGCGTCTGCGCTGCCGTTGAGGCTCAGGGACGCTTCCCAACCGAGGAAGTACGGGTTCACGCCAAACGTCTGCGAACTCGGCGCAGTGCCCGTCACCGATGGGAAGCCGATGAAGTGCGCTGTGTAGCTGAGGCCAGCGTCCGGCGTGAACTTGAGCGAAAGCTTGTCGCACTTTGCCCCGGCCCACTGCCGATAACCGGCCACGTAGTAGTCGGAGATGGTGTAACTCGGGACCGTGGCCTGCGGAACGAACGTATGGGTGTATGGCGCGGCAGTGCCTGTCACGGTGTCCTGCCCGAAGATGGCGGCGAGGAAGTTGCCAAACGAGGATGGATAGGCGTATCCGTCCATCTCATACTCCGCCGAGATGACGCCAAGGTATTCACCGAACAGATCCACAGGTTGGCCGCGATACCCGGTATCAGCGACGAACTTCGGGTTATCCTGCGGCTTAAACGACCGAATCGGCACAAATCCCGTTGGTGCCACGGGTGTGCCCAACGTCGTCTCCACGCCAAGCCCGAGATAGCTTAGTGACGTCAGTTTGGCTGGCATCGATTACTCCCCTTTCTTCGTCGACGCCTTGTCGTCTGGTCCTGCGACCTTCACGGCCTTGAACCCCGGATACTCCGGCACGAAGGGCAGGTCGAGCTCGTCACCCGGATCGAACTTCCACACCTGTCCCTCGTACATCAGGAGCACCGGATGGCCGCCCTCGTACTTGATGCGCATGTCCTCACGCTCCTTGCGATTAGGCGTGTACCTGCTCCACCGACTCGATATTGAACCGTGCGATGAGCCACACGGCGTCTTCAATGCGCTCGTGCGTCTCTTCAACCGTGAAATTCTCGCCGAACTTGATAGCCGCGCCCTGCGGATAACTCGGCGTCTGGAGTATCTTGTTCGTGCGGATTTTGTTCGCGATTTGGTCCATCCAGGCGTAGAACGTGTTGATGGCGACCTCGCCGATGTCACCCGTTGGCGAGCCGGGGATGACCGACGTCAGGACCGCCGTGATGGTGTACGTGATGAGCTTTTCCTGCGCGAACTGGCGGCGTTCCTGCGACCGCGGCGTTAGAATGAATAGCAACGGCTGCTGATAGTCCTCAGCCGTGATAGGCTCGCCCATGACCACCGTCTGCACGAACGGAAACACGCTGGACGGGCTCGTGCTGAGCGGTGCCACCGAACATCCCAACGCATGCGCATAGAGCGTCGGACTTGCGAGCGTGCTCACGTACTGGCCGCCAGACGGGATGCAGTTGACGACCTGCACCACTTCGCTCGCCGTGCCGACGTCAAGCAGTGCCGCGCCTTGCGGCAGTGCACCGCTCGTTGTGATTTGGTTGACGCCCGCATTGGCGCTGGCCGAGAGCGTGGTCGAGTAGCCGCCGAAAAACTCGTAGGTTGCAAGCTGTTGGTCGATGCGTCCCATGGCAACTACACCCCGCTTCCCGTGATCCAGCCGTTGATGACGCGCTCAAACACCTGCTGCAGGGCCATCTCGTCGACGGCCTGCTGGAGTGCCGTTTCTCGGAAGTCGTTCGGCTTTGTTCCCGGGTGACTGACGCGACCGAAGACGACGCCATGACCGACCTTCGGCCAGAAGAACGCGAGGGCCTTGGCTCGCCGCGGGAAGATGGGGTGCGGCCTCGTCCCGCCGATGACGTAGATGCCCTGCTTCGCGCCGAGCAAACGAGCACCATACATGCCTATCTCGAACCGCAGGCTGTCGCGAAGCTGGCCGCCCGGGAGCATGGTCCCGTCGAAACGGTAGTGCTTCCCGACCGGTGCGTTCTGCTTCAAAAACGGCGTCAGCGTCTCCGCCGTCTGTTCCACGAGGTCCTGCATCACGTTCCCTACGGTGTCGGCCATGAACTGGATGCGCGCGGTCACTTGGTCTTCGATTTGGACTTTGAGAAACACGTCAAATCACCCGCCTAAAGGGCCACAGGAGCTCGCGCACAAGCTGCATGTCTTCCGACTCCACCACGTTCATCGGCTGGACGCGACCGTTCATCATGATGCTGGAGCCTGCACGCCGCTCTTTGATGAGATACGCCGTGTACAGAATGCAGGCCGTCGTCACGGCGTCCGGCAACTCCGACACGCGAACGCCTGCGTTGTGCGCGTACTGCAAGGGCGACGTCAGCGTGATGGTATTGCCGTTGACACTCGCCACCGTCGCTTCCTCATACTGCACGCCATCGTAAATCTTCAGCGTGTCACCGGGGTTCACGCCGAGCGCCGAGTCCACCGTGATACTCGTGGCACCCGCTGAGACCGCCTGGGCGAGTTGCATGTTCGGGTAGCCTGCGACATAGGTCGTCTGGACCGTGATGGGCGGTTGTCCCCATCCGTAGTTACCGGCATACGGGAAGTCGTAGGCGATGTACTTGTGACCCGTGCCAAGCGTCCCGAACAGGTCAATCAGTTGCAGGTTGATGGTGTGCCACGTATCCAGTGCCGTTTGCCGCCACTGCGCCGACACAACCTGCTGAACCGGGAAGTGACTTAGACGCACCTCAAGCCCCATTTGATTGGGCCGCGCCAGCCTCGTCTCCGTCCTCTGATGCGCATAGAGCGGCTGGAAGCACCACTGGTCGATAGCCGAGGACGCCATCTGGATGAGCAGCGTAAGCTCCGACGTGTCCTGCGAGGCGTTCCCCGTCGGGACAATCGTCGTGATGTTCACGCCCGTCGGATGCGCCATGAACTCCTGTGCGGTCGTATACAGGCGCATAGTCACTCAGCCGCCTTCGCGCTCGCACGACCCTTCGTCGTCGGTTTGGTCTCCGAGGTCGTCTCGGCAGCCTTTTCTGATGGCGCGTTGAATTGAATGGTCACGCCCAGTTCCTCGGCCAGCCTGCGCAACTCCTCTTCCTTCTGCCTGCGCTTGAGTTCGCGCATGGCTTCCGGCTCCGCGCAAGGCTCGAACCCGATTATGCACAGGCACGCCGTCGGCCAGTCCACGACACCCTCGATGATGGGATCCGTGATGCTCAT